GTTCGATGCTCTCGTCACCATCGAACTTGAGTCCGAGCTTGAACTCCGTGTCGGCTGCCACAGCAAAGGCAGTCAGGGCAGCCGGAGTGTTGAGGTTCGTGATATCGCTGCGCATCTCGACCGCCGTGCCCGCGTTCAGCTTGAACACTGCGTCCACGCCGTTCGTGTCATCGGCCAGAATCTGGAAACCGATCAGCGACTCTCCGATCAACGCGCCCGCGTTGTCCGCAACCACGTCGCGGCTTGCGCCCGCGTCTTCGACCAGACCGAAGAACAAGCCCTGATCGGCCACAGCACCGATCTCAAACCGCGCTTCAAGCCAGAGCTTCTTGCCCGAGCCGATCTCCACCCTGCCGAACGGTTCCGTGAAAATCGCCACGGCGTCATTGTCGTCACCGTCAGTTTCCAAGTCAATGTACCCGCCGAGTTCGGCGGTCTTCATAGTGATGACGGTATCATCGTCACCGTCGATCGAGAAGCCCGGAGCCACGCTCAGCCGACCCAGAAGGGCCGACGTGATCGTGGAAGTGACAAGCGGCGCACCGAGGAAATCGGCGTGGATAAAGTATCCAGTGCCGTCGCGCGTAAGCGCGTCCTGCGGGCAGTCCTTCCACAATGAGGGGGACGGTTCGCGATTTGCGCCCGGTTCCCCGTAAGTCACACGAGTTGCCATTTTTCAATCTCCTAAAAATGCGAGTCAAAATCGTACGCACGTCACCCCGGAACTGTATTAGGCCGGGATAGCTTCGTGCAGCACGAAGCCAGCCGTGCGGCGGTTGATGCACAGGTTCTGGTGGGAACCGTCGATGAACACCGTGAATGTGGTGTGCTGGCTGCGATCCGTCATCGGCTCGCTCTCCAACATCCAGTAGCCGTCCTGCACGATGGGCTGAATCTTGCTCCAGTCCACGCAGTACAGGGGGTTGTAGGTCACGCCGTCAAGCTGGGGGATGTACACAATCGGACGGCGGTTGAAGTACACGGTGCCTTCGACATCGACAAGCTGCTTACCGGCCAGATCCTTCGAGGTGTTGCTGTCGTCGCGCTTATCAGCGAGATCCTGCAACTCGATGTTCATGTCGAGATTGGTATACAGCTTGACCGAGCGACCGGGCTTGTCCATACCCGGCCCCTTCACGCCACGGGGCGTGCGGAATCGCGTCGAGATGAAAGCGCGCCGCAGCTTCCGCAGGAACGAGTTATCGACGCGGGTGTACACGTCCGCGTAGTTGCGCCACTTGGCCTCGGTTGCGGCGTCCACGCCCGCGCAGACCGTACCAGTTGATCCATCCTGATACCGAATGGTCTGACCCCGGAACCCGGCGGTCACGTCGCCCGCGTTGAGCATGTTGAGGTAATACGGAACGCCGTAGGGGTTCTTGTTGTCGGTGGGCGAAGTCGGAGTCTTCCAGCCGCGCTCTTCGATCAGATTCGCGAGGCTCCAGTAGCCGTCCATGCGACGGGTCTCCATCAGGTTGATGAAGCCCTTCTCAGAATTCTTGTTGCGGAGAATCTCCAACTTGTCCCACGAGAAATGGGAGCCGATCTGACACCACGGCACGTTGATCTGCGTGTGGACGTTCTGCACTGCCGGGTTGTCGGTGTCGTACATGCGGCGATACCGCGCGTTGCCGGTCTCATCGAACACGACGTTGCGCTGGATGCTTGTACCACCGTCGATCTGTCGGCGGCTCTCGTGGTAGATTTCGGCAAATTCGTAATTCTGATCGTCCCACATGACCTCGTATTCGCCCTGCGGCAAATCGGCGAGTGTAGTTGCGATCAGATCGGCGAGTTGGTCATTACTTACTGACATACGTGTACCCCCACTGCGTTGCGTTGTGGTTTATTAGCTTTGGAATACTTTGTTCAAACGGTCCTTGACGTTCTGCTCTAACTGATTCCGCGACGCCGCCGGGCCGGTTTTCGCGGGTGCGCTGCCCTGCGGTTTCACAGACAGGCCATTCGAGCGTCGCTGCACCTGCGCACGCACTTCTTTGCGAACGACCTGTTTATGGAATTCCGCGCTCACCAAGTCATGTGCCAGCGCCAGCGATTCTTCGACTGACAAATCCCGCCCTTGATACGCCGCGCCTGTACGAAGAGCGTCGGCAGTCTGCAACACTTGCGCACGATTTCCCATCTGATCTTCGGTGGCGGTAGCCCGGACACCGTAGAAATCGGCGAATGCCTTCAGTGGTTCGCCGGTAAAAAACGATTCAATCTGTGTGCTGACGGTCTGCAAACGAGCGGCGCGGATCTCTTCGACGCCTTTCTGTAGGTCGGGGAAGATTGAGTTGATCTGCTCGATCACAGTGTTGACGGGCGATGCAATCTGGCGAACTAACTCTTCATTGCCGAATTCCTTTACCAGTCCGTCGATGTCGATCGGCTGGAACCCGGAATTTGCAGGGGCCATTGGAACCGTTGCCGACGGGGATTCGACCGGTCCAGCTTGCGCGCGCTGCGCAGCTTGCCGCCCGATATTCGCCCACTGCTTCAACTCGTTTGTGCGCGAGTTGTGCATCTTCTGGGCAAACGTCAGGAATCCGGCGGGATTCGCCTTGAAACCATCGTCGATATCCTCATCACTCCATTCGTACGCATGCAGAGAGCGTCGGATTGCGTCGGGAAGGGTAGGCCCAGCCGCTGGGGCTGGAGGCTGCTTCGCCGGTGCCGAAGTCTCTTTGTCGATTTCACCCGCTGGTGAAACATCTTCCGTGTCGCGGTCGCGGGCTAACCCCTCTTCAGATTCCCCCGCTTCTGAGGCGTCAGAACCCAAAGCCGCCAACCGGGCGGCGGTCTTCGCTTCGAGGGCTGACCGGTCAAAGGTAGCCTCAGCACGCGGCGACGCCTCTGCGACGCTCGTACTGACTCCTTCGCCGACATCCGTACTCACCGCCGGGCTAGTATCCACTGCGGTATCGTTAGGGGTTTGATCTGCCATTGTACGGTTCCTTGACGGGCGCAAGCTGCCTATCACACGATAGGGGTAGGTGCGCGCCGTAGCCTACATTATACACCAAGACGCCGACGTACGCCAGCGTCCAATCTGCCCAATTTTATCGGCCCCGCTCTTCAAACCCTTCGTTTTTCAAGATGCGGAGTTTCTCTGAACGAGACGTGGCGATGGGAATCCCGAACTTCGGGCTCCGAATGTCGCTAGAAATTTCTACGCCGGGGTTGCGTTTTCGGAAATCGGATATATCCTCATGCGTGTCAAGCGCGATCGACATCATCTCGATCGGCTTGCGGTCGTTCCCCTCTCCGAACTTTGACCCGGCCTCGGAGGGCCGCGTGACGGCGCGTCGGCATGGGCGACCCTCGTGTATTTCGAGCGGAGCCTCCCGCATATGCTGAAATTCCTCAAATCCCCCGCCTTGCGTGTCTGTGTATTGGTATACGTAGATCGGCATCAGTACGCACTCCGATTCGGGAGCGCCGCCTGACCGGCTGCGGCCCCCATCTGTTGATCCGAACGTGCTTGCGTTGCGGGATCCATGACCGCACCGACGCCGGGGGGTTGCCCGTTCTGCATAATGCCACTCATGCCGCCACCTATAGCGGCTGGGGTGGTGGTCCCCTTCGATCCGTCTGCCTGCGGGCCGCGCATCTGGAGCATCATCATGCGCTGCTGGAACTCGGGGTCTTGGAACACTTCATCCATCCACGTAATTCCGGCCTGCTCGGCCATACGCGACACAAATCGTGCAAAGCTAAACGGCACGCCCATCTGCATGCAAACCTGCGCCGCCTGTGCAGCCGCCGGAATCACCTTGACCGCGAACTCCATTGCGGCCTGCTGACGCTTGGCAGAGTCCACGCGCCCCATCGACTCGGGCTCGATTGAAAACGTAAACGCGAGGAAGTCGCCGCTGCGCGCTTCGGGCGTCAGCATGACCTGTACTTCTTGTTCTTCTGCGGGCTGCATCATCGGCCCTGCGGGCGTCTGAATGACGATGCCCGGCGTTTTGACGCGGCGCGTCAGCGGCACCTCAAGCAACGGATCCGTGTGCAAGTACCACGCACGCTTTCCGGCTTCCTCGGCGGAGAATTGGTATACCGCGTCTTTCATGTCTTCCAGCGTCACGCTCGCATTGTTCTGGAGGATGGAAGCCTCAGTAGCCGATCCTGCGTCCATCGACACGCCGCCGACACCCTGCGGGTTAGCTGCCATCATGTTGAACCAACTCTGTAGCTGGTCAATGTGCGCTTCGTTCGAGCGCTGCTGCCCGCCAAATGAAAATGTCTTGACGCCTTCGGGGTCGTCCATCGCTACTGCTTCACCGTCGCGCGCGTCCAGCGCCTCCTGCGCGTCGTCAGCAGCAGAGCGCTTATACCCGATCACGTCTTTCTGACGGTCGGCCTGTGTCATGATCTTGTGCGTCATGCGATTCGCCATGACGTGCAAATCGTACCATATGCCGACGAGCGCGACTGGAAGCGGGTTGTTTGGCACGGGCGGCGTGAACCGCAGGAATGAGTACGGGCCGCTATTCGGGCCGTTGAAATCCGTGACTCGTAGATAGTCGTCTGCGCTGTACCCTTCACACGCGGGAACAGTCACGAGCGCTTGCGCGCGTGGTACCCACAGTTCTGCAATTTCCACCATATCTTCCAGCGCGCCGGTTTCTTCAGGACTGACGCTGCGCATCGACAGTGACTCTACTCGTTTTTCCCCGCGCTCCGGGCTATACGCACGCGGCAATTTTTCGATGAGGGCGTTGTCATACAGCCCTGATTCTAAGAGCCCCTGCCGGGGAACGCACATGCGATCCCCGAGATACAGAGCGTCTTCAAGCCGACGCGCCGCTGGGTCGAACAGGAAATTATCAAAGTCTACGAGTTCCGTATACACGGTTCCGGGGTCGATTTGGTCGTCTTCGTCAAAATAAATGGCCGACCCAGAGTCGGCGATGCCAGTCTTGCTGATGCCCATCGTAAACAGGGCGTCCACAATGGCGCGTCGGTACAGGTCGCGAATCTTCAACTGCTTGTCTTGCTGCGACAACGCGAGCCCCAGCATATTGCCGTACTCGCGCTGCGCCAAAAACGGCGTTGTCACTACGTGCTTCGGAAAATTGAACACGATATTCGGTACCAAGACACGGATGGCGTTGAAGATCAGGTTCAACGGCTCTGTGCCGATCGTACCTGCCTGCGCGTCGTAGTATTGCCCGACGAATTGTCGGATGAACATCGTGCGGGCTTTACGAAAGTTCTGCACGCGCTTCTGGCTCAGCGCGACGGACTCTTGCAACTGCTGGGCTGTAAGACTAGTGCCGTCCATATTACCCCCTAGTTCCGAAAATCGAACCTGCGGCGATCCGCGATATCCTGCTGGGCCTGTTGTCTCGCGCGAAGTCGTCCTGCCGGGGACATGCCCGGCGGGGCTGGAGCTTCGGCCTTCGAGGCGCGTCCACTGCCACCTGCGCCCACCTCCGTCAGCATGTCCGCGATAACCCGATCACCGTGGGTTTTCCGCGCGGCCTCGGATTCTTCGACGAGATTGGCAGGACCGATGCCGCCGCTGCTATACCGGATATACGTCAGCGCTTCGTCCAGCGCCGCAATCGAATGGTTGATAATACCTCCATGCGCAAGCGCGGCTCGGTACGCGCCGAGCGCGACTTCTTTCTTTTCCGGCGACGAATGCCACCCATACTTTTTTGTCGTTTTTTCGGACACAGTGCCCGTCTGTTTATCCCGGTAGTAGTTCGGGTATCCGTATTTCAACACGACTTCACGACCAAACTCCCAGCCGGGACCGTTCGCCTCCCACACCATCAGCGGGAGCCGTCCGTGAGACCGCCCGCCCACCCACAACGCAATGGCGCACGCGATGCGCGCAAAATCATGTGGGGTCGTGTTGGCGTCGGCCCACTCTGCTACCTTCTCTCGCGTTTCCACACAACGCACTGAGATGACAGAATTTGACGCGCCCTGCCCTTTCGAGATGTCGATGCCGAGGACGTAATCTTTAGTCTGGTCGAGACGGCCTTTAGACAGCGCGACCCACAGATGCAGCGGCCCGTTTCCACCCACCGTATTCAGAGCTTCAAGCTGTTTGCGCTCTAAGATGCCAGCGATGGAGTCCGTCGTAACAGTTTTCTTGAAGTCGATCTGTCGCCGCGAAATCGGAGGACGCCCAAACATACGTTTATGCTCTTCGACGATGTGCGCTTCAAAGAATGTATCGCCGGACGATACGTGGTCCATGTCGATTTCTTGCGCCATCTCTTTCGGGGAGCGCTTTGCGGCTTCGGCGTCGTACCACGGCGACCGAATCTGATGCTTACCAGTTTCGTCCTGCACGACGTACCGGCCCCGACCTTTCTCCGGGTGTTCCCACCACGGTAGTCGAAACACTTTGACCTGCCCCGACTGCATCCACTGTGAATACGCGGTGCCCGGCCCCCACGGCGTGGAGTTCGCGAGGCGGCAAGGCGACACGTCGGCAGTCGCAGCTTTGATCTTGGAGGCGTTCTCCATCTTCGCAAACTCGTCCAGCAAGACGGCGCGACGCCGATCGCCTGAACCGGCTGCTTTGTTGGAGCTTTCGCCGTCGATACGGCTGCCGTTGTCGAGGTTGACGATGTGCATGGACGTGCGATCAATATTCGGCAACATCCAATCTGGTAGCCAGCGATTGATATAATCGTGCTTGACGAACAAGGCGCGAGGGTTGTCCGCTCCGTCCACGTCAGTTTCGACGCGCGACATCTCCAGAAACAGGCTGTCGGGGCGGAAGAGCCACTGGTGGTGCAACGTGACTATGTGGTTCCACGACGCGGCCATGTCGCGCGTCTTATCAGTCAGCAGGCTATACCCTTCGTTGATGGCGTCCTCGATCGCAAGGATGTGCGGGTCTTGGATATTCATCCACGTCACCATCGGGACGTGTGAATTCAACGCCTGCCGGGCACGACCGGCTGCATCAGTATCGTGGATGCGGTAAGTAAAAACGAATGCGTTGATCCAGAACAGGATTGACTGCGTGCAGGCGGTATAAAGATCCTGCTGGAGCCCTTCGTCTTCCTCAGCCGCAGCTAACAGGCGCGCCCGCCACGCGAGGTTTTCTTCTACGCGCTTCGGCACCAGCAGCCCCGTCTTTGGACACTTCCAATATGGAACGTCCGCCGGAAACGGTTCCGGTAGTTCAGGCTTGACGAGACTGTTCTGTGTAGCTGTCATTATGCGATCAGCATCAGGCGAATGTTCGCGGCTACCCCGCCACCCGCCACATCGCGTTGAGCGCGGATCTGCTTGATGGTGCCGTAATCTGTGTCGAGGACCAGCGCAGAGCCGTCGAGGCGCGAAGTGTCGCTGGAGTACGCACCGAGGGTGCCGGTCGGAATGACCATAACGCAATTCGCCGCCAATCGGAACAGGGCTCTTGCATCCGGGCTGGGTGTCGTGTTAGCAAGCTCAAGTACAATTTCGGCATCGGACAGGACCACGATGTACGAGAAGGAAGTAAGCTGGCCGTCCGGTGTTTCCCAGAGCGTGGCAGCGGTGAACCCGGCTGCCAGTGAGAATGTGAGGTCGTACACGATACCGTTTACAGTCGCGGTCTGCGGTGTCTGGGTGTCGCCGACGAGCTTTTGGGCTTCCCCGGTAACAGCAAGCGAGATAGCCTGCAACAGTGAGAGCGTCGCCATGTTCAAAGCTCCGGTATGGGCGGCGGTGCGGGAACACCGACGAGTGAGTTGATGCGGGACTTCGCGAGTTCGGATACGCGCTCGGCGGCGGACATGCGGCTATTCTCGTCGGGAGCGTTCTGGGCGACACGGCCTTCGAGACGTTCATACACAAGCTGGATGGCCCACGCCTCTGGGGGGTGGTACACCTCTTCCATCGTCTTGTTTTTTCGATCCAGTTCGAGCGCCTTATACCCAAGCGCTTTCTTCCAGAGCAACAGCGCCAGCGCGTGTTCGCGCGTAATCTCAGAGCCGTCATCAGCCATCGTCTCGACTTGCTTCGCGAGTTCTCGGAGCGCCTTCGTGAGCCCGCGTGTCATGGGTTTACCGGCCATGTCTTACCCCTTCACGATGACGCCCACCCCGGTCAGGATAAGGAAGCTGCCGGAGCCTGCTGAACTGACCTTCGGCGCACGGCCACGACCGCACGGCAAACCCTCACCACGGTAGTCCGCTAGGAAACCGGTCAACACGCCGGTGCCGCCAAGCTGCATGAGGTTCTCGCCCGCGTCCACTGTGTTATCACCATCCGCGTCATCGAACACAATGCAGTCGATCGCGCCCTTGGTGGCTACAAGGACGGTAATAATCAGGCGTTCGGTGCTGTCGAGCGTGCGCGCGACGCCATTGATATCGAAGATCGACATCGTTGTGACTTGCGTGCCGGTGTTGGACGAAAACAACCGAACCTGTTCGCCGATAAATCCGTGTGACATGCTATCTGCCCCTTTCGAGTTGCAGCCGGTAGCTGACGTATTCTACTCCGTCTTTTGGGCGGCGGCACTTGCGCCCCCTAAATCCGCACGCTTCAAGATTGGCCCGTGATGCGTGGTTGTCGCATGACGTATATGTACGCACAAGGCGCACTTTCCGTCGTTTGCACCAGCGGATGCGGGCTTTGATGAGGGCTTTCTGGAGGCCGGATCCCCGGAACTCCGGCAGCACTCCGGCCCGCGTCAAGTGCGCGCACCCCTTCTTGTCCACATACAGCCCGGCGTATCCGACAACTGCGGCATCAGCGTAGACGATCCACCAGTGGTAGTTGGTGCTGTTGAAGAACGTCTCGTCGATGGGGAAGCATTTGTAGTCGAGATCGCGAAACCAACCTT